GTGGTACAAACATGAGGTGCTTAGGGAGTATGACTTCTTTGAGTATGTATTACCTCGTGTTTATGGGGATGATTTGGCCATGGCAGTCAGGCGTTTTGTTAGACGTTGGTTTAACATGCCTTATTTTGTTTGGGCATGTAAGGAATACTTTAATATGGAAGTTACTTCTGCAAATAAGACTGCTTGTGCTGATAACTTCTTGCGCATTTTGGACTTCTCTTTTTTGAAGAGAACTTTTTCTAAGTTCTATAATGGCAAGTATGTCGGCAAATTAGATTTGAATTCTATATTCAAGACCGTTGAGTGGCGTATGCCTTCAGGAGCTATTACAGTGGCTGAGCAAGATGAATCAACTTTTGTTTCTGTAATGTGGGAACTGTTCTTCCATTGTCAAGGTGAAGCTCAATATGAGCGATTTAGAAGTGAAATCAAGTCCTGGCTTGTTGGTCGACATGGTGGGGAAGAGAGTGATTACTCTATTCACAGTTACCAACAGATTTATAAATCGATTTGGCCAGAAGAGAATTGTTCCTCGGGCAATCCTAATCCTGATCCTTTGTGGGAGTGCGAAGTGAAGGAGAGATTGTCTGAGATGAAAGGAGGGCCTTTGAGCTCGTTTAGTCCCGTATGCGCCTTAAAAGCAAATGGGGATTCTCCCGTTCTCGATACCGTTTTTGTCGACGGGTCGGTACGAACTAAAATTACTCGACAAGCTAGCATAGAACAGAGAGATACTATTTTACGAGAATTGTCAGTTTTGAAATCCAGAATGGAGGAAATAAATCTTCTGCTTGATGAAAAAGAATTTGATAGGTCCAATGTTACTACTGTCTGGGCTTATAAATTTAATCCTCAGATGCAACAGTTTAATATTGATATTGACCAGAGACGGATGGATCTGATGTGTGAAAAGAACGATGTGCAGAAGACTATACAGTTTTATGAGCAATATTTGTGGGCTCATATGGATCTTGTTTCTCAGGCCCAATCAGAAGAGGGGTCCGT